GGGTATCCGGTCTGGGAAGAGATTCCGCCGCTCAGTCAGGAGCAGATCGTTGCGGCCGCTGAGACCGAACGGCAGCAGCGCATCAGTGCGGCTAACGCTTACATCAACGGCCAGCAATGGCCGTCTAAGCTGGCGCTGGGACGCATGACGGCTGCAGAAAAAACGCGGTTTAATTTGTGGCTTGATTATCTTGATGCACTGGCCGCCGTCGATACAGCAACCGCCCCGGATATTGAGTGGCCGGAAAAGCCAGAATAAAACCAACCCCGCGCTGCGGGGTTTTTTCTGCCCTGAAACCGGCACGCACGGTTAATTATGACCGTGCCGGCCATTAACTGCAGCACGGCCAGAAGTGACCTTGCTCGATACATTTTTCCCGCACCTTCCTTTCTCCTGTTGTGCGAAACACCATACAACCCGCGCCGACTGACCTGACGCCCGCCAGCCTGCAACATGGTCCTGACCCATTCTCTGGAGAAACTTTATGGCTCAGGATTCATATCACCACGGCGTCCGCGTGCAGGAGATTAACGAAGGCACGCGCACGATCAGCACCGTCAGCACGGCTATCGTCGGGATGGTCTGCACAGCTGACGATGCCGACGCCGCAACGTTCCCGCTCAATAAGCCCGTTCTGTTAACTGACGTACTGACGGCCAGCGGTAAGGCAGGCGAAAGCGGTACGCTGGCCCGCGCACTGGACGCTATCGGCGACCAGGCAAAGCCGGTGACGGTTGTTGTCCGCGTCCCCCAGGGCGAAACCGAAGCGGAGACTACTTCAAACATCATCGGCGGCGTGACTGCAGAGGGCCGCCGTACTGGCATGAAAGCCCTTCTTGCTGCGCAAAGCCAGCTTGGCGTTAAGCCCCGCATTCTCGGCGTGCCAGGCCATGACACTAAAGCGGTCGCCACGGAGCTGCTGAGCGTGGCGCAGTCTCTGCGTGGCTTTGCCTACCTCACCGCGTACGGCTGCAAAACCATCGAAGAGGCGATTGCTTACCGCGCCAATTTCAGCCAGCGCGAGGGAATGCTGATCTGGCCTGATTTTGTCAGCTGGGACACCACCACGAACGCAGAGGCGACGGCATACGCCACTGCCCGCGCCCTCGGCCTGCGCGCCAAAATCGACAACGACACGGGCTGGCACAAATCCCTGTCCAACGTTGGTGTGAATGGTGTAACCGGCCTTTCTGCGGACGTGTTCTGGGATCTGCAGGACCCGGCGACCGATGCGGGCCTGCTGAACCAGAACGATATCACCACACTGATCCGCCGTGATGGTTTCCGCTTCTGGGGTTCCCGCTGTCTGAGCGACGATCCGCTGTTCGCGTTTGAGAACTATACCCGCACCGCCCAGGTGCTGATGGACACAATGGCAGAGGGGCAGATGTGGGCGGTTGACGGAACGCTGACGCCATCCCTTGCCCGCGACATTATCGAGAGCATTCGCGCGAAGCTGCGCAGCCTTGTCACTCAGGGTTATTTGCTGGGCGCGGATTGCTGGCTGGATGATTCAGTGAACGATAAAGACACCCTCAAGGCCGGTAAGCTCACGATTGACTATGACTACACCCCGGTCCCGCCGCTTGAAAACCTGATGCTGCGCCAGCGCATCACTGACCAGTATCTGATCGATTTTTCCGGCCAGGTAAAGAGCTAAGGAGCAATAACGATGGCACTGCCTCGCAAACTGAAATACCTGAACCTGTTTAACGACGGGAACAACTATATGGGTCTGGTGGAGTCCCTGACCCTGCCGAAATTCACGCAGAAATTCGAAAAATTCCGTGGTGGCGGTATGCCGGGCGCGGTCGATATCAGCATGGGCCTGGACGATGGCGCGCTGGATACTGAATTTGAGATCGGCGGCACTGAGGCCCTGCTCTTTAAGCAGTTGAAAGCAACCACTGTCGACGGCGTGCAGCTGCGCTTTGCGGAGTCCATCCAGCGCGATGATACCGGTGAAGTGCAGGCGGTGGAGCTGGTTGTGCGTGGCCGCCACAAGGAGCTGGATTCCGGCACGCATAAGCAGGGCGACAGCAGCACCACCAAAGTGTCCAGCACCAACAGCTACGCAAAGCTGACCATCAACGGCGAGGTCATCTATGAAGTTGACCTGGTGAACATGGTCTGGATTGTTGACGGCGTGGATCTGATGGAAGCGCACCGCGCCGCCATCGGCCTGTAATTTATGGCGCGGCTCGCCGCGCCTTCTCTCTTCACTCTTTTTTAACGCGGACTCATCATGAAAAACGAAAAAAACGAACTGCCGGAAAACGCACTGCCTGAAATCAAAAACGAAGCCACCGTAACGCTGGATGCGCCGGTTGTGCGTGGTAATACCACCATTACAGAAATCGTTGTGCGTAAGCCTAACTCCGGGGCGCTGCGTGGCGCACGTCTGCAGGCGCTGATGGATATGGATGTGGATTCGATGATGCTGGTACTCCCCCGCGTTACCACCCCGGCACTGACTCGCGCAGAGGTAATGATGATGGAGCCGGGCGACCTGTTTCAGCTGTCACTGGAGCTGGTCAGTTTTTTGTTGCCGAAGTCGGCAATGTCAGCTTTCCAGCAGAGCTGATTGTTGAAGACCTGGTGGCGGATATCGCCACCGTGTTTCACTGGCCGCCCTCCGCCACGGCTGATATGACGCTGACGGAGCTTCTGGAGTGGCGGCACAAAGCCATTTTGAGAAGCGGGGCATCAGATGAGTGATCGTAACCTGCGTTTGCAGGTTGTTTTAAACGCGGTGGACAGGCTCACCCGTCCTTTCAAACAGGCGCGCGCCAGCACTCAGGAGCTGGCCGCCGCCGTCAAAAAATCCCGCGACGCCCTCAAACAGATTAACCAGACCAGCTCGCAGCTGGACGGATACCGCAAGCTGCAGGCAGAAAGCCAGAAGCTGGGCGACAGGCTGAACTATGCCCGTCAGCGCGCCAGCCTGCTGAGCAATGAGCTGGGACAGATGGGGCCGCCGTCACAGCGCCAGATTGTGGCGCTGGAACGCCAGCGGCTGGCAGTGCAGCGGCTTGAGGAGCGCCACGGCAGGCTGCAGCAAAAAGCCGCGCAGGTTCGCGCAGAACTGTACCGGCTCGGGATATCCGCTAACGACGGGACCAGCGCCACGGCCCGTATCGCCCGAGAAACCGAAAAATACAACCGCCAGTTGGCTGATCAGGAGGCTCGTCTACGGCGCGTGGGTGAGCAGCAGCGGAAGATGAACGCTGCCCGCGAGCAGTACAGCAAAACACTTGAGATGCGCGACAAGGCAGCGGGCGCGGGCGTGGCGATGACTGCTGCCGGGGTGGGTATGGGTGCGCCGGTCGTGGCGGCTGTTAAAAACTATGCAAGCCTGGAAGATGCCATGAAAGGCGTGGCGAAGCAGGTTAACGGGCTGAGGGATGATAACGGCAACCGCACCGCGCAATTTTACGAGCTGCAGGCCGCCATCAAAACGGCCAGTGAGCAGCTGCCGCTGCAGAACGGGGCCGTAGATTATGCCGCCCTAGTTGAAGGCGGTGCACGCATGGGGGTGGGTGAGAATGCGAAGACGTGGGCGGAGCTGAAAAAAGAGCTGCTTGATTTTGCCTCTGTGTCTGCCAAAGCGGCTACCGCGTTTGAGCTGCCCGCCGATCAGCTGGCTGAGGACTTAGGCAAAATTGCCGGGCTGTATAAAGTCCCGACCAGCGAGATTGAGCGCCTGGGCGATGTGATCAACTACCTGGATGATAACGCGAAATCGAAAGGTGCGGACATTATCAACGTGATGCAGCGCATGGGCGGCGTTGCTGACAAGCTTGATTTTCGCAAAGCGGCAGCGCTGGGGTCTACGTTCCTGACCCTGGGCGCAGCGCCGGAGGTAGCCGCCAGTGCATCGAATGCGATGGTGCGTGAGCTGTCCATTGCCAGTATGCAGAGTAACCGTTTTATGGATGGCATGGATGCGCTGAAACTGAAACCCGCGCAGCTTGAAAAAGACATGGCGAGAGACAGCATGGGGACCATAACCCGCGTGCTGGAAATGGTTAACCGGCTGCCGAAAGACAGGCAAATGAACGTCCTGACGCAGCTGTTTGGCAAGGAATTTGGGGATGATGCCGGGAAGCTGGCAAACAATATGGGGGAGTTGTACCGCCAGTTAGGGCTGGTTAAAGGCGCAGCATCAACCGGGTCAATGCAGAAAGAATCCGATATTAATAAAGATTCACTCTCTGCGCAGTGGATGCTGGTTAAAGCCGGAACGGCAAACGTCATGAGTGGCCTGGGTGAAACGCTTCGCGGGCCACTGATGGAAATCATGGGCTACATCAAACAGGTTACAGGCGGCATTCGCCGCTGGGTTGAGGCTAACCCGGAGCTGGCAGGCAGGATGATGAAGGTTGCCGCTGTTGTTGCCGCTGTGACGGTTGCGCTGGGCACGCTGGCGATCGCGCTAGCTGCCGTGCTGGGACCGCTGGCGCTGCTTCGCTTCGGTGCCAGTATGTTATCAACGCGGGGGCTTGCCCGGTTAAGTCCTTTGCTGGGAGGCCTGGGCAAAGTTTTCACCTCGCTGGGTCCGGGGCTGAATATATCAGGTGCAGGATTCCAGAAGCTGTTCGGGCTGTTTTCAGGTGGTGAAGCGGGAGAGGCAGTTAGCTGGCTGGATAAAATCCGTAATGCTCTAGGCTCTTTCGGTGGCGATGACGAGGATAAAGGCTTACTTGACGCCTTCACAGACGGTGCAATGGGGAAAATCAAGGAGCACGCGCAGCAGGCGGGTGAAGCCCTGGTTGCATCGGTCCGTAACCCAATGGTGGCTATCCGCGCACTCGGTACGCAGCTGCGCGGGATGGCCGCGCTGGCGTTCGCACCGTTACTGACCTCTGTTCGTGGTGCTGGCGGCGTACTGCGTTGGCTGGTTATGTCCCCGCTGGCGCTGCTGCGAACCGGGTTAATGTTTATTTCCGGGGCGCTGACCGTACTGTTAAGCCCGATCGGGCTGGTTGTGGCCGCGCTAGCCGGGGTGGCGCTGGTTGTCTGGAAATACTGGGAGCCGATTAAGGCGTTTCTGGGCGGTGTGGTTGAAGGATTTAAGGCGGCATCTGCCCCAATCGCTGCCGCTTTTGAACCGCTGCGGCCCGTGTTTCAGTGGATAGGTGATAAGGTGCAGGCGCTGTGGGGATGGTTCACTGACCTGCTGAACCCGGTGAAATCAACCTCACAGGAGCTGCAGAGTGCAGCGGGAATGGGAAGGCAGTTTGGTGAGGCGCTGGCTGATGGACTGAGCATGGTTATGCACCCGCTGGAAACGCTGAAATCCGGCGTGTCGTGGCTACTGGAAAAGCTGGGGATCGTCAGCAAGGAGGCGGCAAAAGCGAAGCTGCCGGAACAGGTTGCCCGGCAGCAGCCAGCCACGGTAAGCAGTGATGGCCGGGTTACTCTGCCCGCCGGAGGTTCACCGTATGCCGGGTACGGAATGCCTGGGTTTGCAGGGTTCCATGATAATGGTGGCGTGATCCCCCGCGGTCAGTGGGGCGTGGTGGGTGAAAACGGCCCGGAAATCGTAAACGGTCCCGCCAGTATAACCAGCCGCCGCCGCACCGCTGCACTTGCTGCTGCTGCTGTCTTTGCTTTTAACGGCGCAGCTCAACCTGCAGCGGCGGCCATGACGCCATTTACTGAAATGCCCGTGAGTGAATATCGCGTTCAGCCCCCTCCGCGTGCCGTTGAGCTGGCAGGCGTAACGGCTTCTACACGGAGAAAATTGCCGCAGCCTGGAGAGCTATTAACACGTTACGCGCTTGAACTCCCGGAACAGGATGCAGCACCCCGGCGGGCTGAATCACTGACCAATGCGACGTCACTGGCATTCGGTAATCTTTCCCGTGTGCAGGAACCGAAACCGCTGCACCCGTTCAGCCTGCCAGTAACAGAATACCGGGAGGAAATACCGCGCCGTGTGTCTGCGCCTGTGGTTGCTCAACCCGTCAGTATTCATGCGCCAATCAGTATCTACGCCCAGCCAGGGCAAAGCGCAACCGATATAGCCCGCGAGGTGGCGCGGCAACTTGATGAGCGGGAACGCCAGGCCCGCGCCCGCACGCGCAGTAATTTTTCAGACAGGGGAGACTTCGAATGATGATGGTGCTGGGATTATTCGTTTTCACACTGAAAACAGTCCCGTATCAGGAGCTGCAGCTGCAGCGCCAGTGGAGGCACGCAAGTAACAGCCGGGTTAACGCCCGGCCAGTGCTGCAGTTTGTCGGGCCTGATACGGACACAATCACGCTGAACGGCACACTGATGCCCGCCATCACTGGCGGCAGGCTCTCAATGCTGACGCTGGACCAGATGGCGGAGACTGGCAAAGCCTGGCCTCTTATTGAGGGTAGCGGCACGATTTACGGAATGTTTGTCATAGAGAGCATCAGCGAGACTAAACGCGAGTTTTTCAGCGATGGCGAAGCGCGACAGATTGAGTTCACGATCACCCTGAAAAGGGTGGATGAGTCGCTTACTGAAATGCTGGGCGATCTGTCAGGCCAGCTAACCCAGCTCAAAGATTCGGCCATATCAATGGCCGGAGGGTTATTGTCATGATGGGTTTTGGCGCTGCACTAACCCCGGCGTACCGCGTCACGCTTGAAAGCAGGGATATTACAACCACGATTGAGTCACGGCTGATATCGCTGACGCATACGGACAACAGGGGGTTTGAAGCTGACCAGCTTGATCTGGAGCTGGACGACGCCGACGGACTGCTGGAATTACCCCGCCGTGGCGCGGTGCTGTCTCTCGCAATCGGCTGGCAGGGGGAGCCGCTTTATGTGAAAGGCCAGTTTACGGTGGACGAAATTGAGCACTCGGGCACACCGGACCGGCTGACTATCCGGGCGCGGTCGGCCGACTTCCGTAGCACGCTGAACATCAAGCGGGAAACATCATGGCATAACACCACGGTCGGGGCTGTTGTCAGCGAGATGGCCGCCAGGCACAAACTGCAGCAGGCAATTGGCGACGATATGGCAAAGCAGCCGGTGGACCATATCGATCAGACCAATGAGTCTGACGGGTCGTTTCTGATGAGGCTGGCCCGCCAGTATGGCGCTATTGCGTCAGTTAAAAACGGCAACCTCATGTTTGTCCGGCAGGGCCAGGGCGTGACGGCCAGCGGCAAGCCGCTGCCTGTTATGACGATCACCCGTTCAAGCGGTGACGGCCACCGGTTCAGCATGGCCGATCGCGGAGCCTATACGGGCGTGGTTGCCAGCTGGCTGCATACCAAAGAGCCGACAAATAAGCAGGAGGTTAAGGTTAAGCGCCGCCGTCGTCGCCAGACTGCTGACAAACCTACAAAAACCCCGGAGCCGAAACAGGGTGAATACCTGATTGGCACCGATGAGAACGTTAAGGTTCTGAGCCGAACCTATGCCAACAAAGCCAATGCCGAACGCGCCGCCAAAATGACATGGGAGCGACTCCAGCGCGGAGCGGCAACGTTTTCTATCACCCTGGCTAAAGGGCGCGGCGATCTGTTCCCGGAGCTTCCGGTAAGGGTCAGCGGATTTAAGGGGCCAATAGACGAAGGGGAATGGACGATTACAACTGTTACCAACACTATCGGTGAGGGTGGCTTCACTACCTCGCTGGAGTTAGAGGTAAAAATAGGCGATCTCGATATGGAATGA